TCCGCATAACCTTCCATAAGATTGCGCCCTATACCCTGAACAAAAAATTCTTTATCCAATGCCGGATGTGTGTAGTGTCTAAACATACTTATTATGCCGGTCTTATCCATTAATTTTTGTTCTATAAGTATCCTCGGGGCGTGATACTCATTGTAGTAGTTATCTACGTACAGATGCTCTGGTTTAGCCTCTGAGTCTTTCATATAATCATATATAGTCAGTAGGCCATTTTGTGTAGATATATTTAGCGGTGTTGATAACTTAACCGTATCCGTAATACCCAGAGCCTGACATTCGGAAGTAGTTAAAGCGCTGTTAATCTTCATTTCCAAATCATCTTTTTTATTCACATAAGTTTCTACCGTATCACTCATATAAATTAGATCATTATCCCCTGTGTTGTTAACTAGTCCGTTATCACTGTATACTTTAACCTCAAAAGATTTTAGCATAATACTACTAACGTGAGCCAGTAGTGGTACGCTGCTGCTGCCCCATGCAGTGTGTCTAAAGAATGTAGGATGCCTACGCGTAATAACATCCCAGGTAGTATTGACCGGGCCCGTAGTATAGTTGATATTATTCTGTAGGCTAAATTCAGTACCTACTAATTTATCGCCTATCTTAGGATCGAAGCCAATAGTAAAGCATTGTTGGTAGTACTCGTCATCACTGGCACACTGCTCACGTGTCTTATAAGTTCGCCAAGAAAAATCAGACACCTGGCCCGCAATACCTGTTTCTACTACACATTTATTACCTATAATTAGCATACAAGCTAAGACAGCTACTTTACTTATCGTGTCCGTGTTGTCACCTATTGCACTATAATTAAATTCATATTCCTCCGGGCCGGTACCTGTAAAAGGTACTAGGCCATTATTAGTAGTATTGTCCCATACAGGTGTAGAAGAAGGTGTAGAAGCTTTCCACCACTGCTGCGTATAATATCTGCCGTCTCCGTTGTTTCTACTGGGTACTGTACGATGATACCACAAATCCTCCCAGGCTTGTGTATTGAGCAAAGCATTATAGTATCCAGTAATAGCCATTATTGGATTAAGTATCACATTACCAGATAATACTATATAATTAGTTGTAGCCTCATCTGATGGCGAAAATACGCCTCCTGTAGTATTACCTTTATATACGGCATACGGTATATGCGCTTTGATATCACTATCCAGAGGGTACGTTTTTTCTTCGTCATTATCTACGCCATTACCATTAATACTAATCACTAAATAATTTGTCATCTCTACTTTGGATGTTAAACTATTATCGTTTTTAGCCGTATTAGTTACCTTACCCAGAGAAAGAATGCACGCCCCCGGAATCGTACGTAGCAGATTCGGTAATACTTGCTGATTCGCATTATTTTGCGCGTAAAGATCTATAAAATTAGTAGTTCCACCGTTCATAGGAAAAATCCATTGCTTATTATTCATTACCTGCAAATACCAATTAGTAATAGTTCCCCCATCATAGTCTGTACTTTTTCCTTTAACCATATTTTCAAAAGCATTATATGCTGTTATTCCTTCTCCGTCGCTAGAGTATTCAGTCATGTACTTTTGTTTATTTCCGTAAGGTGATACTAGCAAGTCACTATCTAAAGGACTTTCTATAATACTTTCTATACTCTCTATTTTACAGGTAAGTAGCAATTGATTAAATACTTCACCTACACTAATCGTAGTGTCCGTGTCAGCAGCTATAGCAGTTTCTATTGTGGTTACTCCATGTGATGCCGTAATCGTCTTAGTGACATCGTTTATATCTGTAAAAACTATATCATCGTCGCCTTTTATACTTGACCAATCGAAAATATAAAAAGTAAATCCGTCTTGCACAATGTGCAAATTAAGATAGCGAAAAATCTCGTCTACTACTTTATCCTGCTGCCAAGTATCATCTTCTTTGTCACCTAAAAATAACAGTTCAGATATACTTAGCTGCTCGAATATCATATACTTGTTAGCTGCTACATTGTCTACGGCTTTGCTTCCGTCATAGTAATAGTCAATATTATGGCCGCCCACTATGTCCAATACAGCTGATGCTCCGTTAAATATTTCTGTTAGTATGTCATAAAAAGTACGTTGGCTAGCTTCTGACTTAACTATATTATATAATATACCGGCGGCGCCGATATTATGATACTTAGAATATTGCAATGCCGATAGCACATCTATACAACTTAATTCTAATTCATCGTAAACTTCATTATAATCTTGCGAGTAAGCTTGGGGTTCGATAAACCCTGCAAATATGCACGTTTCATTTTTATATATGTTTATTACCGCGTCCCTGGCAGAGGCACAGAAAAAATCAGATATGAAGTTGCTAGTTAGCAAATGTATAGATGCCTGATACTTTAGTAGATGGTCAAAAGTATCATTAATTTGGCTTTTTATTTCTACTGGGTTATCGGCAGTAAAATATAGCCCGGCATCATCGTTGCCGATCTCTACATTTTTAGTAGTATCATTACCGGTAACGATATGCACGGTAATGGTATCGCCTATCTGATTTATAAATGATCCATGTATATACATATCGATTATAGTTTAATATTAGTTCTATGACCAGACTTGCTACTAATCCGCGTCTCATTCGCAATAGTAGCTACTAAATCACGGCCTTTAACTCTGAATTCTCCACCTACTGCCACATTGTTTGATTTAAGCATCCCACGCAGTTTGTCTAACGGTGCCACGACTTCCGGATTATTACTTGCCCCGGGATATTCACCCATAAGACCTAGCGTTGGCCCTGATATAACACCGCCATTAGCAAAAGGCATAACGCCTATTCCCTGTGTTATAGTTGTTGCCGCGGCAACAAATCCCGCTGCTATTCCAAATCCGACGAAAGGTAATGACGCGTGAGCCGCAAAATATTCGGCGCTTGCCAATTCCATAAAAGACGCAGTAGCTAATTTATTCGCAACAATAACCGGTAAAATTGCTACAGCGGCAGCCGCCTGGGCAGCCGCATCTATGCCAGTAGCAGTTGCCGTCGCACCAGTAGCTACAGCTTCCGCTGTTTTGGCCGCCGCGTGTGCCGTTGTAGCAGTAGTTAGCAAATTAATAATACCTACTATGGTACTAATGCTTTCATACAATTGTATAAAACCATCTATAATCCCCGTAATCTTCTGCCAAGCATTTCCATTGCTGTTTAATGCACTAGTTATATTATTTATTCCGTCTCCAAAACCTTTTATACCTTCCCAACCTTCTTTATATGTTGCAAAACTATGAGCCACCGTACTACGCCAACTTTCATACGTTCCTATAAGATTCTCAATATCTTTGCGTTGATTCTCAGTAGGAGGATTGTTTACATCATTTAATTGCGTTTGTAAGTCTTTAATTTTCTCTTTTAATTCATCAATACCAATACCTCGTACTTTTAGCTTAAATTCTTTACTGCTAAGGCCGCTAATCTGAGCTACTTCTTTTTGCATAGCTGGTATATCTATACCCCTCTGCAAAGCTTTTCTTTTAGCCTCTAAAGCATCTATAGTTTTTTGGGTATTCTGAATTTCATCAGCGCTCTGTCTTTTTTGCAAATCGCCATAATAGTTAATAGCCTCATCTAAATCAAAAATGCTATTAAGTGTAGATATATCTCCTGGCTTCTTTAAATCACTTTGTATATCATCCCATTTCTTTTTAAGATCGTCAAGTGCATTGATCTGGAGTTGTATTTTTGTTCTTTCTGCGGCCGTTGCTGTAGTAAGGGCCTCGTTGTAGTATGATAATTCTTGATTTAATTGTTCATAAGTCTTAATAGATTCTATCGGTATCGTCGTGTGACCGCTTCTTTCCATTTGCTTACGCAAATCTTCTAACCGCTTAATCTCCGTATCAATGGCGTATATAGACTCTGTATTGGCTGACTCACGTAGCGATTGTTGGTACTTAATTTCATTATCAACGTCTTGCAAGGTTTTTAATTCTGTCGGACGTTCCATAGAAGCTCTTAATAATTCTAAACGCTTAATCTCACTATCTATTCCGGATATAGATTTTTTACTAGCTGTTTCACGCAAAGTCTGCTGATACTTAATTTCATTATCAACATCTTGCAGATTATTTAAAGATAATGGCCTTTCAGCCGCCTTTTGAGCTAGTTCAATAGCTTCCTTTTGTTTTGTCCATTTGGCAATTTTCTCACGGATTATTTTTTGTTCTTCCGTATTTTCTCCGGTAAGCTTTTTCTTATATATATCAATATTCGTTGATAATTGCTCATACGTTTTTGGATCCGCAACAGCAACCCTAGTTTTCTTTTTTGCATTTAGATCCGGTATTTTATCCGAACCCCTAACTTTAAATTTAATATTATTAGATTCTGTAACGGCACTCGATAATTGATTTTTGAGATTCTTAACCCCAGCGTTATTAGATTTTATTTTAGCATTTACTTTATCTAAGTCACTGCTTCCTTTTACTTCTACCGTCGTGTAAATAGGCAGTATTTTACCGTCTCCGGCATTTACCTGTCCTGTTACTATATCTTTCGTTTCTTTTTTTGTACTGTATTTATTTTTATTACCCTCGTTATTATAGATAAGATTATGTGTCTCTTGTTCCTTCTGCGCAATCTGATTAGCTAAAATTCTAGTTTTAGCCTCTAAAACCATTTGTCGGCAGTATGCCTCACTATTTTTTATTAAAGCATTATACCAAGATGCTACACTAGAAAAATACCCCATCGTTTTACCGTAGGTATTATTCATTTCTTCGATAATAGTTTTTTCTTTTTGTTTAGACCCCCTGAAATCTTTAAGTCTTGCTATATCTATCTCTAAAGCTGCTCTCGATTGTTGCAAAGCTTCTGTTTCTGCATTACGAGCGGCTTCAGTATCTTCTATTTTTTTCTTCGCCTTTTCTTCTTCACTCATAAATACCCCAGACGCATCTGCGGCCTTATTACTAGAGTTAACAAAATATTCAATCAGCATTGTAACTCCAGCTATGGCCGCACCTACTCCTGTAGATATCATTAATCCTCTGAGCGCAATTTTAAAAGCCGTAGCTGTAAAAGCCCCAGATGTCATAGCAGCCGAAAAAATACGAGTAACTACAGCAGTTTGAGATGTACGCAAACCTAATAATATCATACTTACACTAGCGGCTTTATTTTTAAGGTCCCAAGCAGTAGTTGAAAAAATAAGGGCCTTAATACCCGCTGATAATTTAATAACGGCTCCTAAAGCGATTGCGGACTGAGCTGCCATCGTAACAAATGGCAAGCCACCCTGCACCAGGCTTCCTAACTTATTTTTTATACCTGATATTTGATTTTCTAATTGTTTCTGCTTTCCTATGTCGGTCTTACCTAATTCGGCATTCATATTACCGACATTATCCGTAATAATCTGAGCCAACATAGCCGCACGCTGACTTTCATCGCCATACTTCATTACATGATCCTGAGCGTCGGTAAAAGTAATACCTACACGACGTAATGCTGTTGTCTGACCCTGCATGGCTTTACCCAGCATATTACCGGCTGCATAGG